GTACAGGTTCTCCTTGGAAAGGGTGACCCGAGTGTTGCTAGCCTAGGGCACAACATTCGCGCGACCAAGGATCCTTCGACCGTATTTACGATTACGGTCCCTGCATGCGTTGGATAGAGGGTTGCTCCCAGAAGTAGCGAAAGCCACAGGAGTAACACCAATTTCATACAGGGGATCCCAGTCCCACCCAGTCCTTTCCAAGGGTTCTTTACAAGAACCTGTAGGTTTTTTCTGATCCATGTTTCTATCAATTGCCTCAATTTCCTGGGCATATGATAGAACCGAGTCGACCTCCGACCTCTGCGCCTCTGTCATTAGGGCGTTGTAGGCAGTCTGGAGACGAATAGGGATCTTTGCTCTTTTCAGGTCGCGTCTCATGAGAATATCGTAATCCTCCTTCAGAGAATTTATGATACCTTTCTTGAATCTCAAGAGATGCGAACGGTTTTCCTCGAGAGAGATGAACTGGCATTTGAGGAGTTTGTCTCTGATCTTTGAGACCCACTCATAGCCGTTCAACCCAGCTCTGTCAGCCAGGAGACACAGGCGCATGTCAGCGAGCGACAAGTCGAAGTTGAACTTCTTCGACTCAAATCGTCGTGACCACGCATTGCGCATCTCCTTGCTAACATAGCACTCAAAGGATTTCCCCTGAAAATCAAGACTGGAACGCTTGTTGTCAAGTTCACGATCGAACTCGGCGTTTCCTATCTTGATGAGCTTTGATCTCTTCATCGTGTCTGTGCGAACATAAGCCTCGAACATGGCTTCAGGATCGAAATTGTTGGATACTCCGGCGCCGCCGAGTGATGACGGGATATTGAGCAGTAACTTTCGCTCAAGATCCCAGATCTTCTTTGCCTCCTCCGATATTATTGGGGAGTTGACATACTCTTTCCACTCGAACTGTGGAGAGATGAAGTATCTGTTGTCACCAGTCAATGCGGTCACAAGGCTTGGTCGTGCACAATTGACCTTACCTTGTCGGCTCCAGAGCTCGGAGTTAATGGTAAAGTAGTCTCTATTAACAAGAGTTTTACCTCTTGAGACTATTCCACCTATTGCCTTAACTCCGGCAATCCATTTTTCGATTCCTTGATCGTCCGCGCAAAACGCGATGTCGTCACCGTTGATGCCAACACCTCTAAGGGATGTGAGGAACTTACGGCGCTTCTTCGGATTGGAACTCAGTAGGGCACTTACGTCCTGCCCGTGGAGGTAAGCAGTTAAGCTCATGATACAGAGCAAAGGGAAGCTGATCACGCTACCCATTAACTGACCACGGGTC